GTGACATGAGCACTTGGAAGTACGCCAAACGTGAAGACATGTCTTGGTGGTACGGAGAAGGCATTTGGATGCTAGATCGCTGGATTAAATTCCGTGAGCAGTGGGGCATCTATGAAGATTTCATCGAAAAGGAATACGAAATTCCTATCGAAGATACTGTAGTCAAGATGGCTATCGATAGAGTCATGACTGACATGGATGGCAAACTGGTTCTTGTAGATATCAAGACAGGTGCATCATCTCAGCGTCACCCTTTACAGTTGGCAGTCTATGCTTGGGCTCTTGCTAAGCAGGGTGTAATTGTCGACAAAGCAGGATTCTGGGATGCAAGATCAGGGCACATAAGTCTCTGGTCGCTTAACAACCTAACATCTGATAGGATAGAAGAGATACTCAACACCTTTGATAGGGCTAGGAAGGCAGAAATGTTTTTACCTAATCTTAAACAGTGTGGATATTGTGATGTCTCACATCACTGTAAATTCGTAAATTCTAGAGCAGAATAGGAACGCAAATGCCTGGTAACTTTCAAGTCAGTAGCAAACTACCTGATGGTCGTATCTTCGTGGTAGCAGGGGAAACATACACAGATTTCTGTGCAGCCCTTGAAAGCGCAGTCGGAATCGAAGAGTCACAAGATGTACTCAAGATTATGGCTCAATCACTTGTAGGTGCTCCAACAGGAGCAGTACAAGCAGTGTCAAATGTTCGTGACGCATTTCCAAATGCACAGATCGACCATACTGCACATCCAACACAAACTTCTAGCATCGCACCACAGGGACGTTCATGCGTTCACGGTGGAATGACCAAGCGCCAAGGTAACGGTGCTAAGGGTCCATGGAAGGGTTACATGTGTCCAACACCAAAGGGCACAGCAGATCAATGTGATCCAGTATTTATCCGTCGTAACGATGCAGAATGGAACACATTCTAAATGAGAACATTAGCCCGTGCCGTAGGTACTAAAGATATTGGTGGCGAACCATTGCCATCAGTCTTTCGTACATTTGACGTTAACAAAGTCATTTTCCGTAGGTCAGAAGTATCGATGATTGCTGGCACTCCTGGTGCTGGTAAGTCAACACTTGCACTTGCGGTTGCGTTGCGGTCTAAAGTTCCAACACTGTACGTATCAGCAGATACAAATGCACATACAATGGCTATGCGTCTGCTATCAATGATTACTGGCAAACCTCAGAGTGATGCTGAAATGCTTCTCAATGATGATGTTGCTGGTAGTCGACAAACTATCAATGATTCCTCGGGGCATATCTTCTGGTCATTTGAGTCAGCGCCAACGCTGGCAGATCTCGATCAAGAAGTGCAAGCATTCGAGGAATTGTGGGGTTGCTCGCCGACTCTCATTGTTATTGATAACCTCATGGATATCGCTAATGATGGTGGGGAAGAGTTTGCGAGCATGCGCTCCACAATTAAAGAACTCAAGTACTTGGCAAGGGATACCAACGCTTGTGTTCTTGTACTGCACCACACTAAGGAATCATACGTTGGGTCACCATGTCAACCGAGGTCAGCCTTGCAAGGCATGGTGGCACAACTTCCTGCTCTGATTTGTACGGTAGGTACAGATGCTCCTGGATTTATTGCAGTAGCACCTGTAAAGAACCGTTATGGTAAAGCAGATCCGACAGGGGCGACAGCCTTTTGGTTGCAGTTTAATCCTGAGATAATGGATGTCTCAGATATACCTGAAAGGGTGTAATATGTCTACAATCATTCCACTTCCCGATTGGGGAACACCGACTCAACCTCAACCTGATTGGTACGAGGATGACGAGGATGATGATGACTAGTAAAAGTATAACGGAACTAAAACCCGATTATACAAGGGCGATGGATATTCGTGGTGAGCCAACCTCGATATGCATCTGTGGGAGTTTCGTATGGAATCTCAAGGTATCATTCGCAGAGGATGGTACAATTGGGATGTATTTCAGAGATATGGAGTGTGCTGACTGTGGAACACAGGCAACCGCCCCAATTGAGGAGTAGTAATGAAACTATCAACATACGCGTGGATAATGGCTGGTGTAGTCTTTGTGGGTACACTGCCACACACTGTGGGTGCGATGTTTTCGCTGAAACATATAAACGAGATGGTTCAAATGAGTGCGGTGCACCCATGCGAAACATCGATTGGATATATGAAGAAAACTGCGAAGCGTATCGGACGCGCGAAAGTTATGGCAATATACAAGAGTAACTATGAGTGGAAATCACTCTACACTCTGTGGAGTAGGGAGTCTCGCTGGGATTACACAGCAAACAATCCTACTTCATCTGCGTATGGAATACCTCAGATGCTAAACATGTCTGAGAGCACACCTATGGTCCGTCAAATTGACCTTGGGTTAAAGTACATCAAGAGCCGTTACGGCTCACCGTCAAAGGCACTAGCCTTTCACAACAGAAATGGTTGGTACTAATGAGCAGTGCTGCTAAAGCCAAAGGCTCTAAAGCAGAACGCGATGTAGTTAACTATCTTCAAACGTGGTTCCCGTATGCAGAACGTCGGCTTGCGGGAGCCACGGAAGATAAAGGTGACATCGCTGGTATCAATGGCGTATGCATAGAAGTCAAAGATCACGCCAAGATGGCACTTGCTGGCTGGATAGAAGAGATGACTCTAGAGACTAAGCATGCAAAAGCATGGACTGGTGTTGTAATCCATAAACGTAAAGGTAAAGGTAATCCAGGAGACTGGTATGCTAGTATGCCTGTATCGGTATGGGTAGAACTACTACGAAAGGCTATGGAACGTGAATAATTTCTTAATGTTTTTACAGTTATCTCTGACAGAATTACTTGCCATTATTCAATTGTTGCTCTGCCTTTAATAAATGATTATCTTTGATTTCTTTTCTGGCACTGGTAGTGCTACTCAGGCATTCAAAGATGCAGGTCACACAGTCTACTCATTTGAATTAAACGGAAACTTTAATGCAACTGAGCATGTAAATATACTTGAACTAACTGCTGAGTATCTACTTGGCAAGTATGGTCAACCTGATTTTATATGGGCGTCACCGCCTTGTACAGCATTCTCTATTGCATCTGCTAAGCACCACTGGGAAGCAGGACAAAAGATCCCTGTGCCTAAGACTGAACTTGCAGTAGAGTCCATTGATTTAGTTGTTCACACTTTAGATTTAATTAAACAGTTAAAGCCACGCTTTGGTTGGCTTATGGAGAACCCTAGGGGAATGCTTCGTAAGTTAAAAATTGTCGCTGGTTTACCTCGTAGAACCCTCACGTACTGTCAATACGGCGAGGAATATATGAAGCCCACGGATCTATGGGGTGCAGTCCAAGGCTGGACACCTAAACAACCGTGTAAAGCAGGTATGCCTTGTCATAAATCATCACCTAGAGGTTCACATAACAAGGGCTTACAGGGAACATCACTGCAATCCTAGAACACTACGGTGCAACTGTACCTGTGCGTATAGGATGGGCAAAGATGAAGTGTCCGTTTCACAATGATTCACACGCATCTGCAGCCGTTAACTTGAATGAGAATATTTTCAAGTGTCACGGATGTCAGATGAAAGGTGATGGGTATGCTATAATTATTTCTAAAGAGGGGGTTGAATTTCTTGAAGCAGTCAACATCGCAAAGAGAATCCTTGACGCGTGCGGCAAAGTTTTACCACAGCGCCCTGCACGAAGCGGAGGATTACCTCGCAGAACGGGGAATCACTTTAGAGCAAGCAACGAAGGCTCGATTGGGCGTCGTGCTAGAACCGCTAACGGGGCATGAGCAGTATGTCAACCGCTTATCAATTCCGTACCTCACACGTTCGGGGGTCGTTGACCTTCGATTCAGGTCGATGGACGCAACAGAACCCAAATACATGGGACTCTCGGGTGCGACTACACACCTCTATAACGTTGCGTCGTTCTTCCGTGCCACGTCATTTATTTCTATTTGTGAGGGCGAGATTGACACCATCACGTTGGATCATGTGTGCGGTATACCTGCGGTTGGTGTCCCAGGCGTCAACAACTGGAAGAAACACTACTCAAGGTTGTTAGCAGACTTCGATAAAGTTTTCCTATTTGCAGATGGAGACAATGCAGGTACGGAATTTGGCAAATCACTCTCTCGAGAACTGGGGAATTTGGTTGTAGTACAGATGCCAGAGGGTGAAGATGTCAACTCTATGTATCGCACACACGGTGCTGAATACTTTAAACACAAGATTGAGAGCGCACAATAATGTTAGTTCCTGTAGATGGGCACTTTGTCTGTGAAGATAAGTGTGACTTTGTTACATGTGACATCTTTGAATTCTTAGACCACTGTGGTGTTGAGTTCTCATGGGGTGTTAAGTTAAGCAAGCGCTACTCATTTGATCTATTCACTTTCTTGCAACAATTGAATGATCTGATAGACGTGGGAGATGCAGATGCCGTATATGACCATGTTCAAAATGCCACACTCATGATGGTAAATGCTAGCGACGATGAACTCGAGCCGTTCATTGAGGAGATGGTTGTGGCTGCGGAGATGGACGATGTATTAGAAGGTGTAGAAAAACTACTAAAGGAGAACAATGACCAATCATAGCGATATCAATCGCCAAATCACAAATA